ACTCCACCTATATGTATAGCCCCCCCGGGCCCCGGCCCGCCAGCCGCTCCGCCATTTCCCCCTATTCCTTGTTCTCCGACACCTTTTCCACCATAAGGCGCTGCCGTAGACGATTTCCCGGCGGTTCCGTTGTTTCCCGCCTCGCCAACGCCGCCACCTGATCCGCCGCCAATTAAGACGGCTCTGACAGTTGTAACTCCATCGGGTACGCTCCATGCTCTATTTGTCGATATGATCTCCGATTGTTCGTACAACACAGTATTTTCAATCACTGTCGGCACAAAACCCACCAAACTCTTTTCCTGCGCCCTCAGCTTCCCGGAAAGTGTAATGTCCTCACTCTCTAGGCACGCGGCAGAAAAGCTGTGATCAAACGGGTGGTAGACGCTCAAGCGGTCCCCGGTCCGCTCTGCTCCATATGTCGTAGGGGCGCTAATAACCTCTGTACATTTGTAATAGCTCACCATCCGCTCTGCAACGGCGTTTGAATTAACTAAAGACACCAAAGTTGCGTCGGAAACCGTTTTAATATTTTCATCAGCCTCTGCGTTGACCGTCTTTGTAATTTGCCGGGTGTTATGCACATACGGCCGACCTTGAAGCGTACCAGATCCAGACGAGATCTTGGCGTAGTTTGCCCCGCTTTCCAAGATGGAAAATCCCGCGGCTTCTAATCCGTAGTGGGGTTCTGAGAACGTAATAACATCTCCGTAAGAAGCTGTGCCCTCGAAGAGAGATTCCAGCTCTCCCCCTTCTACATACTGGTGTTCTGTCACAGACACACCCGATACCTCAGATCCGTACTCAACCGTAGCGTCATTATATATCCGGTCGGCCGGAACGGCAGAAGAAACCCCGTCCCACAATCCTTCTATGCGGAGAGTCCCCAGCATATCTTCTTTAACTGTCGCCCCAGTCGCGAAAAGAACCTGTGATAAGTTTTCTCGCGGTGTGGCAATGGGAAGCCACCCATATAACTTGATATCTTTTATATTGCTCTTGACTGATACGGGGATCGTACCACAAATATCTTTCGCTATTTGTTCAGCGGTTTCTCCTGCATATATTCCTCCCATGTGCCTGCCATTTTGAAGCAATCCGATTTTCGACGTTGCGCTAATGGTGTATAGTTTAGGGGCAACTCGTTTGATGCTCTGAACGTAGAAGATCCCGTCTTGCACTCCATTAAAATAGCGTGTCAGTTTTGCGTTTCGACGGAAATTAACAATAGATGGGTCGTTACACTCCACAGTTATATTTAACGTATCAACTTCTAGTGAAGCGGATAAAAGGTCCCGACTGCGATATAGGTTTCCGCTTTCTACCAAATCCTGTGTGAACGTCCAATCTTCATATTCAAAATAGTTACCAGCAGACATATATTCACCCCGTTATGGTGTTCTCTGTGGCTTGATTGCTGAAAAAATCACTTGAAGTCCGGTCCATCTCCGTTCTCCGGCCACCTTCCCTTTATAGCGGTCCGTTCCGTCGGACACCATAGCATCAAACGTAATGGTGCCCTGCCCGTATGGAAGAGTAATAGAATGGCTGTTGATCGGGGCGCTAATTGCCTGATAAAAGCTGTCGTAGGCCGCTCTGTCTTTAGGTTCCGGTTCTACATAAAGCGAATAATCATAATAAGTGCCAGTTAAGTCCCTCTCATGCCGCCCAGAAAGCATGTCCCCGGCGTTGACACCCTCAACGAGCCGGAAAGACCTGTCAAGGGTATCAAACTTACACCTAACATTGTAGTGGATTCCGTCCATATCTATCCCGGTCATTGTGCCCTCCTTACTTGTTCACAATGCTTACTCCGCGTCGGGCTGTCTCGTCATCGATATACGGGACCATCAGCCGCCCGAATGTCACGCCGTCTACCTGCATAATAGCGTTCATGTTGACTGGTCGGTATCCGCCGCCACTCCCGTTTTCCTCCCGGTAGATTTGCCTAAGAGTAGATTCCGGGGCAATGATTTCCCTCTCCGTCTTGTTGTCCCCTACCAGGGCGAGGTATGGGTCATTCGGCGGAATCACGCCGCCGTTAGCATACGCTGGATAAGCATTGTATTCGTTTCCCGTTGCGGCTTTCGCTCTCTTTTGTGCTGAGTTTACCGCATTTGTAACCAAAGCGATTCCGGTAACGAGGCCAGCCGCTGCAACTAACGCACCACCAATCCCGGTCAAAGCTCCTAATGCTACCGCCAAAGTACTTACTGCAACTAGCAATAGCCCGATAACAGACGCAGCTCGCTCGATTGCGCTCATGTCGCTCCACGCGCTGATCACCTGTGCCGCAAGAGCAACAAATGTCCCGATGCCTGCCACTACGAATCCAGTTTGCAGGTTCAATTTGCTGAATAATTCAATCGCTTTTGGCAAGACACTTGATACTCCTGAGATAACCCCGGCAATTGGGCTAATTGCTGCAACGAGCGCCAGCATTACAACTATCGTTGCTTTCCCTCCGTCATTCAAAGAATTAAACCAATCCAAAAATTTTGTCGCCAGTTCTGTTACTTTGGTAACAATCGGCTGAAGGCTTTCTGCGAGCTCGGCCAAAGATTGTTGAAGCTCTACGCTCGCCTCTTTGTTCTCAACCAGCTCTTCATTGTTTTTTACCCATTCTTCATATGTGGCAGAAAGCCCGGAGTGAGCCAGAGTCGATAGGGCATAATCCTGTTTTTGCGCTTCTGTCGTGCAATTGGCAAGGCCGGCTGAAAAGTTTTCTGCTCCGATGCCAAGCCTGTCAAGCAGTTCGGCGAACTGCCCGGTAGCCTCTCCGGTTGCAAGCGTCTCTTGCAAGCTGTCTGCAAGACTTTCTATTTTCATCGTGTCCGGGAATGCTAAATATGCGGCAGAAAGATTTTCTACAGCTTTTTGAAGGTTGCTTTCTGTAAAACCGGCCTGCAACAAATTGGAAACAGCTTCCACGCTACTGTCTGTCTCGTCGCTTACAACTGCAAAACTTTTAAAAGCGTCTCGAGCTGAATCGATCCCCACTCCAGCCACACGAGCATTATTGTCTAACTTAGAAAGATCGCTTCTCAGTTCTTCGGTTGCCGGAACAGTCGCTAATGCCGCCGCGCCCAAGGCTCCGATGGTCTTTGTAACTGGGGAAAATGCATTGCTAATTATTCCGGCTGTTTCAGATACTTCCCCGGCTTTTTTTCTAAATTCATCTAGCCCGCTGACACAATCTTTAAAAGCCTTTTCTGCATCTTTTGCTGCTCTTTCGGACTCGATTAGCTCCCGTTGTAGCGCATCATATTGACTTTGGTCTATCCTCGGCCCGTCAATATCCGCCAAAGACTGTTGCAAGGTTCGTACTTCCGCATCAGCATCATCGACTACCTGAGAAAGTCGCTCTATTTCAGCTGTGGTTTCTTTAATTTGTTCGGTACTTTCTCCGCCGTCAGTCTGCTGCAACCTATCCAGCTTGTTTTGCATCTCCAGCAATGCGTTCCCAGCTTCCTCGGCCCGCTTCTGTGCGCTTTCCAAATTGTTGCTCAGTTTTTCATAGGTATTGTTGCGCTCCAAGGCTTCCCCGGCGCTTTCCACGGCTTCTTTTAGCGTCTTTACCTTTTCGGCTGTCGCTTCAACCGATTGAGCCAATAGCTTTTGCTTTTGTTCTAGTAAAACGGTATTTCCTGGGTCCATTTTCAGAAGCCGCTCTACGTCTTTTAGCGCGCTTTGGGTATCCTTGATATTTTTGTTGGTCCCGGACAGCGCCTTATCTAACTTTGTGGTGTCGCCGCCAATTTCGATTGTTATTCCTCTGATTCTATTTGCCATGATACACCTCTAAAAAGAATCGAAATCCTCTTGGGTTGGTAGATAATCGTAATTATATTGATCATTTCCGGATTCAATCATCATGTCTGTAACCATGCCAATAGTCAGAAGCTCAAGATCTCTAATTGGAATACCTAGTTGTGCAGTCCGAAGAAGAAACAGCGCCGTGGTTAGCTCCCGCTCTGTTGGTCTAGTTTTTTTTTGATATCTGCCAGAGACTCGTTATTCGCACGCCACAAATCCATTAATTCTGGGAATATATTGTAAATGGAGAAGGTATCGAATGTATCTAGCCACTCTTCTGGTGAGCTTTCTTTCATCTCCGGGTTTCCGTGCTTCGCCATAATAAACGCAACATTTTCAAATACTTCCAAAAGCCTCATCGGAATGTTTCCGTCTCCGTTCTCCGCCATCTTTACCGCAGAGTCGATTTCTTTCATGTCTTGCATAATGTCACGGCGAAACTTAATGCGGTAAAGGCGTGGAACAGCGGCAGTAGCCCGAAACACAACCGATCGTCCATCAATTATAATTTCCTTTGTCATACACCAACATCTCCCGGCTGCCAGACGGAGCTGTACCATGCGTTGTAAACGCTTTCGGTGGTCGTTGCAGTTGTTTTTGCCTTAATATTCCCGTTTTCAAGCGGAGAAGCTGTAATTGTCATACTTTCGGTTGTCGGTTCTTTTGTGTTGGTCGTTGTCGCTCCAGAAATGCCAGGGCGGGTTGCCGAGCAGTTATACAGGACATGCCGGGTCGCTTTTTGATCTCCACTAAACTCAAAAAGCAGTGCAAATGACTTGGGTTCTGCGCTAACATTCTCTACCATGACTTTTGACGTTTCATCTTCCGTTTCCATGAGTACGTCTTTTCTGAAACTGTCAGGAATCCTTGCGATCTCAAGTGTTCCGCTGTATCCATCATTCGCGGCAGTAACATAATAAGCCACATCATCGGCATAGAATGTGCTTGGATCTCCCTGTGCGTCTAACGACAAATTGACCGCCCCGGGGATTTTTTGGGGCGTACCAAAAGATACCTCTCCATCTTCTCCGGGTGTCAGAACTGCATAATGGACATTTTTCAATCCGAACTTTACTTTGTTTTCAGGCATTTATTTACACCTCAATTTCATAGATAGTTTCATACAGCCGCTCTTCCGGAATATATGAAAATTCTTTTTCAAACGGCATTTCATGGTCGTTTAAAGCCGCCTCTATTGCCCCTTCGGCCGCGGTATCTTTTCCCTCTGCATACAACTCGATTTGGATATGTTTTATGCTTTTATAAACCTGATTGTCCGCCATAAAGTTGTTGCTATATGGGTCAAGGAACACGCCATAAGGCAGTCCGGGCGGCTTCTCCCAGTGATGATAAGAAAACCTTATCCCGGTGGAATCTAGCATATTTTGGATATCTTCAAGGCTCATCAAAGCTTCCCTCCATGGCTGCCTCTGCCGTTTACAGTAAGTGTCACTCGCTGTTCCAGCGCCTTAACCGCCGCTTCTTCCGCTGGGCGGATATGCGGTTTTCCTTCCGTTCGGCTTCCGTCTCTATTTAAGTGCCCGTTTTCCAGAAGATGGGTTAGTTGGTAATGATCTTTGTTATAAACTACAACGAAGAGCGCGTTTTTAGCTTGCTTTGATTTTTTAAGCCTCCAGCCTTTTTTATAGGCTCCAGTTCGTTTGGGCGACTTGTTCTTTACTAGCGCAAGACACTCTTTGCCGGTTTTTTCGACATCTTCTTTTACTCCCTCTGTAATCTCATCCGCAAATTCTTTTAGCTCTCCGCCGACCGCTTCCAGTAGGTCGTCCACCTTAATGGCCATCGTTTTCCTCCAAAGTTAGGTCGGTTACTAAAAGCCCATTACCGTCTGTGGTGTACTGTACCTGTATAACATGGTGCTCTACTCCATCGATCAGGCAAATATCATTTACCTTGATTTTTTCCGGTGTCCTCCATATACGGATTAAGCGATCTGCGTGTTGCCCGTTTCTGGCGGCCTCATAGTTCCTGTTTATGCCGACAGTCCGCTCTTCAAAGCAAGTTTCAACCTTTGTGACCAAAATCCTAGTTTTTGGTATCTTTGTATCATCCCACTCTACAGAGCAAATCTTGCACAATCCGGAATCAAGCATCTTCTTCCACCTTCATTTTCTGCGAGGCTAGGATGTCATGGCGCATTTGCCGGAGATATGCGGGTTCTGCTTCTCCAGTAATTCGTTTGCGGTACATCCACGCTGCTGTCCCGACTACGGCCATTGTATAGTCGTAGTCGGGGACAGTCTCAATACCCTGTCTGGATAAATGTTGCTTTGCGGCCAAAAGGAGGGTGTTTAAATACTCGTCGTCTCCAAGTTCAATTCCATTTCTTTGGAGGTCAAGCTTTAATAGCTGTAAAGTATTTTTCATTTCCTCTTGTCATCCGTTCACACATCATCCTCTACCTTGTTTGCTACATCCTCCGCAAAGGACATACTGGTGGTCGGCGTAGTTGCATTAAGGCCAAACACCACAAAACCCTCCGGGATAACGGGGAGGCCGTCATATCGTGCGGTGGCCTTGAACACCGTTTGATCTTCAATGAACCGTACATGCTCGCTCTGTGCAATGGTAGTCCCAGCCCGCTCGGCCAGCAGGTACAAATCACCATAGCCGCCAATAATATTGTTATCCGGAATAAAGTCCAGAATCTCAATAGCACCACCGAGAATAGGCATGGTCTGGCTCATTCCGGTGACCACAGCGCCGGATGCGTTGATGGTCAGGGCCTCGGACATCATGGTCGTGTATGTAGTCTCGTTCATGGCCCAAAACTTTGCTCCGGAAGTGTACTTGTTCTTTGCCGCTCCGGAACCTTTCAGAACATTTTGGAACAGTTTCACGCCAGTGCTGTTAGCGGCGGTGATCGTCTGAATATTGGTGGTATGTAGGTCCGCCCAGGGACGGCTGGTGGCAGGATAACCAGTGGGCTTCGTGGTCTGGGCAAGACGGGTCACAATGCCAAGCGGCATCTTAGTTCCAGTTCCATACAAAATAGCCTTGTCCAGCGCATAGCCAATAGCCTGACCGAGAGCGGAGATAATTTCACTGGCAAGTGCAATGTCGGAATCCTCCAGGGTAGCATTGCACACAGCGATATATCCACCAACTTTATATCCGTCTACTTCGACAGAGCTAAAGGACAAACTAAGCTCGTTAAGGGTGGCGCACATTTCAGTCCACACAGCTTCAGGAATAGAGCCCATAATGTTCTGGCGGGCCTTTCCTGGGACGTTGCGCACATTAACATGCTTCATGAGCTTGCTGTACTTTAGAGCGCTTTCCTTCACTAATTCCAGAACTACCGTTGGAATCAGAAGCTCTGCCCCGGTGATTGCCCGCTTCTGTTTACCCAGTTCGCGGGTGCGCTCCAAAAAATCCTTGACATCTTGGTTGCCAAAAAATGCATCCCGCTCCTGATTGTTCATGCCGAAAAACTTCATTCTGGTTTCCAATTTCTTAATCTCCTTTCGCTGCTCCTTCGGATCTGCCTTAGGTGCGTTTTCTTCGATTTCTCTGATTTCATTTTCGGCGGCCTCAATTTCAGCCTGTAGTGCACTTTGATCGTCCCGGTTTTTTTGCTTCTCAGCCTCAAAGTTATCCACAGCCTCTTCCACAACCGCTTTCTGCTCATCGGTCTCTGCCTCGGCAATGGCCTGCTCAAGCTCCGCTTCCCGAGTTTCAAAACTTTCCGCTGCCTTTCGCAGTTCGTTCAAAGCCTCTTTTTTCTCGCTGATTTTCTTTCTCAGCATTAACACTTTAAGTGCCATGTCGTGCTCCTTTCAGTCTTTCATTCATTTTTGCTTTCCACGCTTCCGTTTTCCGTCGTTCCATCTCCTGATATTCCTTCTTTCTCGCTGAAACGGCGGTTTCTTCGTAAGCTGGGAAAGTGACTACCGAAACTTCAAACAGTTCGACCTCCCTAATAGTCCAATGCACAGACCCGTCCTCTCGGATTTCGGTATCCTCCTTGACAATGTTGAATCCGAAGCTACACTGATCCACATCCCCGCGCTTCACGCGGTTATATAGGTTCATAGCATCCGTGTCGTTCGGATTGATACGAATCTTCCCCCATAAACCGTGTGAATCTTCGCGCAATTCCAGTGTCCCTGCTTTACTTCGACCCAACACAAGCCTTGTTTCATGGTCTATCAAGGCGCGAACATCATTACCTAGAGTATTTGCAAACGCTCCTGGCGCTACGCTCTCAGTAGCCCCCGGCCAAAGATCATAAATACTTCCAAAAACAGAAAAATAACCTTCAATGTAAAGTTCATCATTTTCTTCTCTGGTTTCAAACTTTGATGGTACTGATCGCATTTGCCTTTCAGTTCTCTCCACTTTCTGCACCTCCCATTAATTTCTTTTGGTCGGCGATCATGCCCCTTGGGATATAATTTTCAAGGATGACTAATTCATCCAAACCTTCTTTGGGGTTTAAACCAATCCAATCTCTTACCTCATTCCCAGTCATGATGCCCCTTACGAATTGGTCGTCGCCAACCTGCGCCAGCTCGTTCAAATCGTAAGAATACAAAGCCCTAGAATTTAATTTGAAATACCAATCAGGAGATAGAAGAAGTTTCCGCGTCATTTCCTGCTGTATGCTTTGTGCGATTGGCATGATCGTGGCGTTGATAAAATTGTTCCATTCGTCTTTATCAAATTCTCCGGCCCCTACGACATAAGGCGGAACGCCAAGAATTGAGGCTACGGTTTTTTTGTTCAGTGTTACACTATCCGACAAGGCCAGATCCGTCAAAGATAGCGGTTTTACTTGTTCCACTTCCAAAAAACCAGAAGGAATAATCCACGGTTCCCCGTTTCCATCTGTGGATATGTACTCTTCCAGCAATCTTTTTCTGCCTTTTGGGCTTGAAAACTCGTCCGCTAACGCATCCACTTTAACAACAAGAGATGGTTTCCATTTGCTTTCCATAAATCCGCGCTCAGTCGCTGCCGCTTGTTTCAAGTTGTGAGCCACGTCTTTTAGCACCGCCCGATAGCCCTGTCCTCTCCACGGATTTTCCGGGTCTGGGTTGGATACAAAATGGAGAACATTGTCTGGGTCGTACTCAACGCCGCTAATTTGGACGAGATAGCCAAAATCTTTTGTTTGTGTGATAGACACGGCACTCGGCTTTATCGGAATTAAATCTTCCAAATATCCGTCTCTCGTCCTTGGATACACAAAAGCATTTCCATCTCCATCCAAGAGCATTGTTCTGACGATGGTATACATTAGGCTTTTCCGTGTCATAAAGCGGTTGGGATTTATGTCTATCTTCCTCGACAACTCGTTTTTGATGCGAACGTCCCCGTTTGATGTATTTGCCATCAGGTGGATTGTCATGCTGGAAACTAAATCAGCGATTTTCCCAACCGCCATCATGATTTCCGGGCTGTTCGATAGTTTTGTATACCCTTGAACGCAAAGTGTCTCGTAGGCTTCTGGGCTGCACAGCCAGGTGGTGCTCTTGTCCATAGCGCGGAGCTTGATATTTTTTTGTTTGGTTTTCATTCCTCACCCCACCACGATTTTGCGGTACCGCTCTTCTCTAAAGCCTCCAGGTTTCGGATGCAAGCAAATACAGATGCGTCAAATATATCAATTCTTTGCTCCGGGTAAACTTTTTCGTACTGGACCATATCGTCTGTCTTTTCAATGGCACTCACGTTTTGAACGCAGTATTCAAACGCCTCTGAGTGCATGTAGTAGAGCTCCCCATTTTTTGCCTTCTGCTCGATTCTTCGAAACCCTTCAGACTTTTTGTAGTAATATTGCGGCTGGTCCACGACGTTAAAGCCAGCCCCTTTCATGCCGATAAAATATTCTCGGCAGAATTTACGGTCATGGCCCACCTGCTTGATTTTAAAGCCCAGCTTTCGGAGTCTAACGAACCAGTTCACCACATCCGCATGGTTTACTGTTGGACTGTTGCAGAGATCAAGCCACCCATCATCCTTCCAGCCAAATAAAGGTATTCCATCTTCATCCGCTTTTTGATGCGCGGCCACCACCGGGAACCACGCATGAGAAATAATGATGTCAACGTCCGCCGTTTCTCCATTCGGCTTTTTATACCCTTTCAACGTTCCATATAAGGCGGCCGCTGTTAGGTCATGCATCTTAGATAAATCCGCTCCGCCATACCAGCTGATAGGCAACTTAGCCAATTCTTCCATAGACCAGTTATATTGGCTATCGCTAGCTTGAAACTCATCCAAATTAAAGTACGCTCTGACCGCCGACGTATACACGTTCAAACTCTTCGCAAAAAAGTCTTTCCTTTGTTGGGGATCGTTTTGCGCCTGAATCGCGTCGTTCATAATGTCCGCCGGTCGAATAGAAACCCCATAAGCCGGGTTCGCCATTTCGTGGATAGTCGGATTTGTGTAATCTACATTTCCGTTTTCGTCCTCATCTGCCTTACAGATAAATACAAAATATTGTTCATCTATAGCGGTGCCATCAAGAATTTTCTTGCAATATTGCAGCCGCCGGTAACAAAAAGAATTCATATTGTCTCCGGCGGTCGTGATTCCGATCATCAGTTTATTGGTATAGGCTTTCATGGCCTCTTTGATGATGTTGTATTGCTTCGGAGTCTTGTAGGCGTGCATCTCATCTGCGATAGCTATATTGCAGTTAAGCGAATCCTGCCGATCCGGATTTGCAGCCAGTGCCTGTATAAAAATGGAGCCGTCGCCTAAATCCCCCTGGATGCTGTGCTCCTGATTGTTATCGATTACTCGGAAATTTTCTTTCTCACCCATCTGCTCTAAATTGAAGTTGATAAAATTGAAAGATTCCAAAGATTGTTTCAATGCAGCCGCAACAATGTATACTTTGCTTCCGCTTTTCCTCTGGAGTATTCCGAGCGCCCAGGCCAGAGCCGCCGCAAAAGATGTTTTGATGTTCTTACGCGGGATATAGATAAGCGCCTCTTTAAATCTCCTGTTCTTTGTCCCTTTGTGAAAGAATCCGAGCATGTTGTATATCTGGAATTTATGAAAAGGTTCCAGAAGAAACGGTGTTCCTCTAAGAGGCGTGCCGTCTAACCGCTCTCCCTGCGCATGGACAAAAGTTTTTTCAATAATTCTGATTACAAATTCGGCATCAGACGGGCAAAAATCGTAATTGTCATTTTTTAAATCATTTAAAAACCTCTGGCAGACTTGCTTTAACTCTCGGCAGGCAATTTTATTCCCCGAAACAACACTTATCGCATATCCCATAACAATATCTTCGTTTGGGTAGCGTTTACCCTTCACCTTTTATTGCCTCCGCAAGTATGGATTTCTTTTGCTTTTTTTGCTTACCATTGTCTGCCTGTGATTTTGGGTTTAACATCAGTCTGTCAGAATATTGCAGGATGTCTTTTCTCAGAGCCTCCATTGTGAGCGAAAGCGGAGACTTCTTTTCTCCACCATCCGCTGTTTTTGTTGAATACTTAAATGATTTTCCGTTTTCATATTCTCTCGAAAGGCGCTCGTATTGCTCCCTCAAGCCGGAATAAATGTCTATAATCGGGTCATATTCCGGCCTGTAATTCCCCATTGTTTTCATACTACTAATCGTATTTGTTTTAATGGTGTCTTTTGTAATTGCAGGCCGCCCCAACGTTCTCCATCCTTTCCAAAAAAGTTTTTTAGGGATCGCTCTATTGGAAAAGGT